GTCGGCGCGTCAATCAGCACCGATGAGTATGTGAGATCGCGACCCGAAATGTGCTGCATTCGGATCGATGGAATGTCGAGCAGCGCTGAGCCGCTGAATCCTGCGGTTGCGCTAATCTGAGTCGCCAGCAGCGTCGTCGTCGGGTAGGTCGTGAACGACAGTTGCGTCGCGAACGCAGTACCAGCGCTCGACATTCGGTAAAGATGCAAATGCTCATCGTGAACGGTGACGCTCGATGCAACATCAGATGCAATCGTGGAAGCGACCGTGAGAACGCTATTCGTACCAGTGCCGATGAAGCGGACATTTGTAACGGGCGAATGCTTCAAGACAAAGCGCTCCGCGCCCCAAGTGTCTTTCCATTCTGTCTGAGCGCGGCTCAAAAACTCGCGACCGCAGTAACTCTCAATCTTTGCCGACGCGCGATCGATCGACGCTTCAAGCAGTGTGTCATAGGTCGAGATCGTGATCCCGAGCCACGCCTTGAGTTTCGCGAGAGTCGTAAGTGCGTAAGTATCAACCGCCATTTTGTTCCTCGGGTATGCGCTTCGATGCTTTCATCGGCTTGCGTGGCGGGTCGGTTGAGTTTGCAAAGAGCGGCGAAGCCGTAACGATGCGTTGGAGATGCCCAGACTTCACGAGCGGCGCTGCGATATCCGAGTCGATGTTGATGCGCGTCCCAACGCGAAGGTCGCGCCGCCCATTGTGCGGGTCGTAGATCGAACACGGCTTCAGCACGATCAATAGGTCATGCATGATTCTGGTCGCCCTTCCTTGTGGTAATCGCCTACATACTGATGCACGCGCGAGAGATCGTCCTTCGCCCAAGTGATGACGAGTTGCAAGTGTCCGATGCGTACCTTCGGACTCAAGCAGATTCGATGTCCCGCGTCTTGGAACTTGTGCCAGAAGTAAATATCGTCGTCAACGCGACCTTCCTCCCATTGTCCGTTGGGAGACGGCACGCCAAGAAACCATGGCTTCGGAAGTTCAGCAAGCGCCGAGCATCGGATCATCGTCAAGCCGAAGTGACCGTTGCGAATGTCTACGGCATCAGCGTAGAAATCACTAGACTTCACTGTTTGCACGCGCTGGTTGTTCTTCGTCACCATGTTCACCAAGACGCTGTCGCGGTCGCGCCCGATTTGCAGTGGACAGAGCGCGCCGATATCGGGATTGTCTTCCATGATTTGCCAGAGCCGCACGACATCGCGGTCGTCGAATATCGAGTCGTAGTCAATCGTCAAGATGTACCTGTCGCCTGCGGCGACTCGCGCTTCCATCAAGCGTTGAAGGCATTGACCCCAGAACACGCCCGTCGATTTCGTGAACGGCATTTGAAGATTGCTGCAAACATTCAGCGTATGGCTAAAAGTATCTGTCCACGCGATGCGAGGGAGAGACATAATCGCATGAACGCCTTTCAGCGGAATCGTCGGCGCTGGGCGTGAGCGCTTGACCGCGCGCACCGTCACGCGATTCGGAATCTCTGTCCACGACAGTGAATCAATGCCGCCGATGATTTCAAAGCCAGCCGCGTTCAGAAGGTCGCAGACCTTCGAGCGATTGAAGATCGCGCGATTCTGTCCCTGCTCGCCACAAAGCATCTTCTCGGGATCGCCTTCGCCGCTTTTGTAACTCTCAACGACTTTGTCGAAGTCGGTCACTGAGAGAATCAGCGATCCTCGATCTTTGAGTTTCTCGCCAATGGCGCGAAGAGTCGCTAGCGATTCGTGATGCGGAACTAAGTCGAGCGTCCCGCGAAGGTCGATGCCGTCAACGCTTGCAGGCGCGAACGACCCGTCCTTTAGTATGGCGCTTAGTTCCGCGAGTGTGTTTGCCGTGAGTTCGTGCGGTGTGTCAGTGTTCATATGTTCTCCGCGCGGCATACTAACTACAAAAGCAAAGGGCGCAACGCCTTTCGACGCTGCGCCCCAAGGGAGAAGAGATGGTGACTTAGATTCCGAAAGCGGTGTGCGCTCCAGCATCGGTAGCGCTGCTAATTCCGTCCTGCGGGTAACTAAGATCGGCGGCGAGAGTCAGTGCAAAGTTAGTTGCACCAATACCGCAAGTGACCTTGAGATATCGCTTTCGACCGCGAAGGTCGATGTTGTACATCGTCTTCGCAACCGAAGTGAGATTGGTTGTCGTCAACGGTGTGTAGTCCGTTCCGTGAACAAGACCAGGAATAGCAGCAAATCCCGATCCACTGGTGTCGCTTTCTTGCACTGAAGAGTTTGTCGCAGCAGTATGAATTGCCGTCGTTGCTTCAGAGAGAAGGAACACTCGGGCAAACGAAAAGCCCTTTGTGTCAAACTCTGCGGTGATTGTCGAGACTCCCGTTGTGCTTGCGGTGACCGCGCCTACAACGATTTTTGAATTACTACGCATGGTGATTCCTTTCTTTCTGATTAGATAGTGAACTTGACAAGCGCACCAGCAGCGGACGCGCTGCCAACATTTGCGCAGACGATGTCGAATCGCTGAGTGCCACGAACGACGCGCTCGTCCTGCTCGAATGCATTCAACGCGGAATCGCTGAACGCGACGCTCGTTGCGCGGCGATCACCAAAGTAGCAACCTTGCGTCAAGTCACCGATGTATCCGATGACCGCGCCATCGGAATCCGCTGGAACTGCAATCGCCTGCGAAAACTCAACAGGATATCCCGCAAACTTTGGTTGAGAAATCCCGCTTGAAAGTTCCGCAGCGGTCACGCCGCCAGCGCTGATAGCAAGACGCTCGAAGATCGAGTGATATGTTCCCTTGTTGCAGAAGATCTTGATGTTCTGCTTTTGCGATGCCCACGCTGGAAGTTTTGCAAACGCAGCAGACACATCCGCAACCGCGACCGATGCCTTGGCTGTCACTGCGGTTGTTGAAATCTGATAGGTCGCGTCGCTCAACGCAGTCGCAAGACCGACGATGCCGCCGTAGGTTGAAGTACCCGTGCCGTTGAATCCGCAATCGTCTTCCTTGAAGGCGAACGAGTACGCGATTTCCCCTGCGATTTGGTCGCCGATGTTTGCGACTGCGTCTTCGAGCAGTTCGTTGGACACGGTCGTCAGCGCCATCAACTTCTTGGCGACGAGTTGCACCGAGTCAAAGGTCTGCGTTGATTCCGTGCCTGCTGCAATCTCCCCTACGAAGTACGCGGTGAGACCGCTTGCACGCTTCGCGATGCGAAGTGTGTCGCTACCCATCGGGAAGATGCGAGCGTTGCGACGGAACACGCCGTACTCTTCACGCAGCGAAACGAGTTCGTTTTCAAACTCATCAGGCACCAGGAAACCGCCTGTGGTGTTGACTGATTCACTGTGCGCCTTCTGGCGAAGCAGCGAGATCCCGTTGTTCGCGCAGAACTGCGCAGACTTCGTATGTCCCATTGCCGCCATGCAGAACGAACCGAATCGGTAGGCGCTCTCTTTGTTCTTCAGGTGCTTGAGCGAGCCGTACATCTTGACTGTCGGCATCGGCGCCTGAGCGGTGACGGCGAACTTCGTTGATGCGATCTGCTCCGCAAGATTCTTGCGGACGCTCGATGCGACTTTCTCTTCGAGATCGTTGTTCATGGTTGCTTCTTCTGGTGCTTGCGCAGCCATTGAGATCGTGACATCAAGCATCGCTGGATCAACAGCGACACCGTCCATATCGACGATCAAGTAGTTGTCGAGAATAAGAGACTTCTGGGCGAGAACGCCAGCCTCTCCCTTAAGACTTCCAGCGCGCGTGAGCGCAGACTTGAAGCCTTCGAGATTCATTGTTTTCATGGTAAATCCGTAGATAAAGATCTACTCGTCTTTTCTTCAAGGCTCCAGTTCAGGCGATTGCCGTGCTGCTAGCCGCAGAAATCAGAGATAGATAGAACCTTTAGCACGCGCGATTTCTCGCGCGACGATTCCGTCGAGATCAATCGACCGCTTGCGCTTTGTAGAACAGTCGGTCGATGGCACGCTTACGGAAACTATGACGCGTCGCGGCGCTTCAACGCCGAAGAACTGCTTCGCTGCAACAGGCGAAACGATGCCCTTGCGTATTGCGGTGATGAGCGCGTCGGGATTTGCTTGCAGCGGCGCAAGCGATACTTCGAGCAACTTCCATCGTGAGAAGATGCGCGTTGTTTCCTCGCCGTACTTCTTGCGGTCTACATCGGTCGCAGCGCGCACGCCGCCAGTCTCGGGTATGTACCCAACGCTCACGGCTGAAACGATTCCTTGACCGACGAGCGCGGCTGCGACTTCGGGAAAGAACTCGCCGACATACCCTTCGGGTTTTACGGCAAAGACGAAGTCGCCGACGATGTCACGGTCACGGCGCTTGAGACCGCTCGATCGTCCGACGGGTCGCGCGTAGTCGTGATTCCAAAACAGAACAGGGTTGCGCTCGAACTCTTTCGAGTTCATGCCGCTGGGTATCAAGACTTCGCCGTCGCGGTCGAGCGTCTCGGCGCTGATGATTGCCGTGAATCCCTTTGCGGTTCCTGAGATTTCGGCGGGTAGTGCTTTGCGGATCATGTTCATAGTGTCTCTCCTTCTGGAGTTGTCCACGCATCGTCATTCGCGCCAGCCGCATCGAGACGAGCGGTGATGTCTGCGTAGTCGCTTGATATCTGAGGCTGAAGCGAGCATCGGCAATGCGGATGCAGCGGCGGAGCGCCGATGTCTTCGTAGTCAAGCACGAACTCGCCGCCGTCTGCGCCTGTGAGTACGGTTCCTTTGGTGAAGAACGAGTCTTCGAGACCGACGGCGTTCTTAGAGAACTCATCGCTCACCGCTTCGCAGAACTCGCACGGATCAGGCGCGAGAAGCCAAGTCTTTCCCTCGATGATTCCGCTCGACTTCCACGCTTCAAGTTCTCCAGCGCGCGCGGCGCGTTGCGATTCCGTGCGAGCGATCATCAACGCGCGCTTGCGCGTCGAGCGCACTTCGTCACCCGCTTCTCCAGCCCATGCTTGCACTTGCTTCGCGATCTCTTGCACTCCGAATCCTTGCTCGACTCCCTCGCCAATGATCTTCGAGACGCGCACTTCGAGATACTGCTTCACGCCCTTCACGACTCCGCGCGACAGACGAACCGACTCGGTCTCGGTGTACGCTTGAATCTCTGGGCGCTGCGGATTGAAGTCTGGAATCCCGACCGCAAGTTTGTTCACGGTGTCGAAGCCGACCTTGATTCCCTGCGCGAGTGATGCTTGAAGGTACGGGCGAAGTGCGTTAAGCAGTTCGCGATCCCAACGCACTGATCGAAGCAACTTCTCGATCTTCGTGGTGAGCGCTGCGTTCGGCTCGGTCGTCGCGTTCAGTTCGTTGAGGACTGCGTTGATTTGCCGACGAAACACTTTCTCCACCGAGTCGGAAAACTTGCCCTCGTCTTCGGTGATGTCGTCGAACTCGCGCTCGGCATCTTTGCGCGAAGCCTTCGTCCACAACTCCGACGCGAACGACTTGTTGCCTGCAACGCAACCGCAGCCGCTCAAACTTTTCTGCTCTCTCTCGCGGTCAAACTCTTCGACCTTTGCGCGCGCCCACGCGAAACCTTCATCGCCGCCCCAGCCGTTCCACGCTTGCCATCCCTTCCCCTGATCGTCCCATGTTTCTCCGCTCTTGTCGATTTCGTGGCGCTCGAAGAACGAGACCATGCGACGAATGGTGTCTTTGGAAAGGTTCTCTCGGTTGATGAGATCGCGAGCGCGAGCGATGCCAACTGCGGTCATCCCGCGTTGAGACTCGGGCTTCTCAGCGCGGACATCAAGCGCGCGTTGTGCGTTGTCTGCGACGGTCTGTGGAGGTTTGGTATCGACCGCCTTTGTCTCGATGGAAGCGAGAGAGAGAGACGGCGCGAAAGCCTTGACCGCAGGCGCAATCGCAACGCCGACGAGCGGAGCGAAGATTGCGTCAATTGACGCAGGCGCGACAATCGGAAACGCGACGCGCGCGATTTCCCTCGCAGACTCAAGCGGGAGCGCTCCTGCTTTGACTTGTTCAACCATATCGACGAGCGCTGCGACCTGCGCAGTCTCTAGCGCGACAGGCGCAGGCGCGGCGATCTCGGGAGCCGCCGTGACCGCCTGCGGCGCTTGCGCAACTGGCTTGGCATCTTGCGCAGGCACAATCATCGAAGGCGCTACGGGCGCAGGTACGCCGCCCAGCGGCTGACCGTTGACGAGCAGTGCGTCGGCGGCATCGCTGTCGATGCGTTCGTGACCTTCTTCGGTGCGCGCTTCGTTTGCCGTGCGCCAACCGCCGACGACCGCCGTGCGTCGCTCTTCAAGCGCGAGCCGCTTGTCCTCTGCGACAGGATTGTCGTACGCAAGGAACGCGTCCTCGCCGATGCCGAACAACGGGACGAGATTCTGGTTTAGGATCTCTTCGTCCATGCGCAGCATCGGAAGAATCGTCGTCTCTTTCCACGACGCGAAGCCAACGCTCGCGCTCGCGAGATTCGGATCGTTCGCTTTCAACATTGAAACGGGAACGCCGAAGATCGCGGCGATTTCCTCAACGACATTCTCGCGACCTGCAAGGTCTTTCGGCGGGAATGAAAGCGGCTTGAGATCGACTTCGGCTGTCGCCGTAAGGAAGCGCCCAGTGCGACGCGAGCCGCGCAACTTCTCATCGATCTGCGCTTCAAGTCGGTCGAGTTCCGCTGGCGACGCGTCGCTCTTCACCGTAAGCAGATAGTCGGGTCGCGCTTTGTTCTCGAAGAACGACAAGTCCATATCGTGCATGGCTGCGTTCATTTGCACGACTCCCCAAGCCGCTTCAACTTTGCCCAGACCGTAGTAAAGGTCGGCAGGATTTGGGCGCTTGAAGTGAATCACTTCGTCGGGCGCAAAGATCTTGCGCTGCTCGCGCGACGCGCCGTACAAATAGGCTTCAATAAACTTCTCTTTGCTGGGGACGATCTCGACATACTGGCTCGGCATCGTCCAAAGTTGCACTGGGCGATTGAGTTTCGCATCCATCACGGGATGGATGTACGCGTTGCCCGTGAGTTCCGTATACAGCACGCGCAGAATCGTTGCGTCGTATCCGTTCTGATACGGGTTCACCTTCGACAGCAACTCAAGCAGCGGATGCGAGTCGGTGACGACTTCGTAGTCGTCCGCGTACTCCGCGACTTTGCGCATCGTGAACACGCTCGGGCGCTGCGCACTATCGCCAGCGAGAAACGCTTTCGTCTGTCGCGAAGCCTTGCGAGTGTTCCAGAGTTTGTAGCCAGTGCTGCGGTTCTTCACGTAGAGACGCAGCGGAGTCGATGCGACCGCGACTGCGTTGAGATTTGCAGCGGCGTAAATCCAAGATCGGTACGCGTTGATCGCGTGCAACTGCGAGAACGATTGCCGCTTCGCGTCTTGACCGCCAGAGAGAAGAGAGACGGACGAACGAATCCAACGCTCGGAAGTGAAGGCGGCTTTGACGCGTGCAACTAGATTCATGTTCAGATGACTCGCATGAGTAAGGGTCTCCGTGATCTTCGCGCGAGAACCGCGAGAGCAAGCGCGCACACTCCGTCGTCGTGTCCGACCGTCGCTTCATACGCGACCGCGCCTCTTCCTCCATATCGGAATCCGAACGACTCTAGTTCAGCGCGAAGCCATCCGTCAGGGAAGCGGATCTCGCGCGTTTGGATCGCAATCTGAAGACCTTCCATGAGTTGCTGCTTGCTTGGCTGCGTGAACTTGAAGCCTTCAGCCTTGCGACAAACTTTCTTGATGTCCTCGACAATTGGATCGCCAACGCCTGTCGAATCTATCTGCGCTGGCTTGTCGCCGATCATCTTTGCGAGCCGCTCGCGTGTGACCGTCCACGGCGCTTGCCATCGTTCAGCGCGACATACGCGCCCTTCGGCATCGAGCGCGATCGCGACCGACCAATCGACGGACTTCGCGAGATCCACGCCCCAGCACTCTGGATCGGCTGCGGAAATCGGCGCGATGCATTCGCGAATTGCATCGATGCCGAACGGGTTTCCGCCGTCTTCAGCGGGTATCCCTTCCATCTCCTGCTTGAACACCGCGTCGGGCAACATCTTGCGCGCCATCTCTATCTCGTCTGCGCTCATCAGCGGATTCGACGCGCTACCCAAACGAAACGCGCGCCAGTTTCCCGAGTCGTCCGTCTCCGCTTGCAGGTAGAGCCGATGGAAATCGCCGCAGCCTTTCGGGGTTCCAAGAAACAGCGCGCGTCCGCGACGGTCTGCAAGCGTCGGGTAGATCGAAGCACGCCACGCGTTAAGCAGGTCGGGCGCGAAGCCTGCTTCGTCGATGATCACCAGGTCGTACGACCGACCGCGTCCGCTGTCTGCATCTTCCAGCGTCCAGAAGTCGATCGTGCCGCCCGTCTTAAACTCCATGCGCTTCTCGACGCGATCAATGCGAGTCGCGATCGGTTTCAACGCGCGCTCGAAATCTCGCATCGGTTCTGCGAGAAACTTGTAGGTCGGCGCGAACCATCCGACGCACTGCTTCGCGATGATCGCGTCGATGCTGAGTTGCTGCGCGAAGGTCGTCTTTCCCCAGCGTCGCCCGATTTCAAGCACGCTGAAGCGCGCGAGACTAGAGAGTACTTCGAGTTGCGAAGCGTGAAGCACCGACTCAATCGACGGTAGACGGATCTTCAATTGAGCAAGCGCGGCAAGATGCGCTCGATCTCGACGATCTCGTCGCGGTGCGTCTCCTCGATGCGATCCTTCTGTCCGAGGATTTGTTTTCCAAGCCAAATCATCATGGTCACATTGCCTTCCTTCGCCTTCGTCCATTGCAAGCGTCGCAGGCTCACGCGCATCCGCGCAGCGCCCGAGCGAAACGCTTCGCGCATATCTGCGCGCTGTTGGAACTGGCGAGCCGAGCAACCAACCAGCACGCCGATTTCGTCCTGCGTGCAACCGATCGCGGCTGCGGCTTCGACTTGCTTGAGGTCGTAGACTTTTTTGATGCGTCCGAGTTGCGCCATGCATTACACCGTTTCGAGTGTTGCTTTCTTGCCCGTTAGTTTTTCCCAGCGCGCGACGATGACATCGCAGTACTGCGGAGAGATCTCCATTCCGTAGCACTTGCGGTTGAGTTGTTCTGCGGCAATGAAAGCAGTTCCAGAACCAGCATAAATATCAGCAACCGTATCGCCCGTCTCGCTGTTGTTGCTGTAAGCGTTAGCGTAAAGGGCGACTGGCTTCATTGTTGGATGGATATTACATTTTTGCTCTCGGTCTATCTCCCAGATACTAGTTCGATGCTCTCCAGCCATCACTTTTTTGTGTTTTTTGCACCATGTAAAAAGTATTGGCTCATGTTGGTAGTCGTAGTCAAGTCTTCCCATTGAGAATGTCGGCTGGTTTTTTTTCCATATCAGCACGTGCCTTGGTCGAAGTCCCGCCTCTTGCATCATCATCATCATCATGCTTAGTTCTCCACCCTGTGGAGCAGTGACAAACAATGAGCAATCTTCAGCCATGATGTTTTTTCTTAGCGATATAAATGCAGGCAATAGCATCGCCTTAAGATCATCTGGCTTCATATCGTCTGATTCAATGTTTTCTAAACATATTCCAGCCTTTAAAAAACTGTTCAAAAAACGATTTTTTGCGCCTAACGAAACTCCATACGGTGGATCAGTAAACACGCAAACCGCGCGATTGCCGCGCATCAACCGCGCGACATCATCAACGCTCGTCGAGTCGCCGCACATCACGCGATGATCGCCAAGCAACCACACATCGCCGCGCTTCGTGATCGCGACTGCTGGCGGCTCTGGTACTTCGTCCTCGATGACTTCGTCAGGCGCAAGCAGCGCGTCGATGTCCGTTTCGTCGAAGCCAGTTGCGAGCGCGAGTTCCTCGTCTTCGATTTGCAGCGCAGCCAGTTGTTCCGCGAGCGAGCCTTCGTCCCACTCTGCGAGTTCAGCCGTGCGATTGTCGGCGATGGCGTACGCATTCGCTTCGCTTCCCTTGAGCGGCGAGCGCACGATGGCGATCTCGGTGTATCCGAGTTGCTGCGCAGCCATCAGCGTCCCGTTACCTGCGCGCACGATGCCGTTCGCGTCGACGACGATCGGCTTCTGCTGCCCGAATCGCTTGAGACTCGCGATGATCGATTGAATGTTCTTCTCGGGATGCTTGCGCACATTCGCGGGATCGAGAGAGAGAGAAGCAATCGGGACTAGTTCACTTTGCACGGTGCGCCTCCATGTTCAAACTACACCAGTGTCGCGAACAGTTTGCGCCTTCAGCGCCGACGATTTGCAAGCGATCAAAGCCCGACTCTTCAAGCAAGCCAGCCAACTTCGACGCAGTAAAAATCGCGAGATGTATGTCGTGATTGTCTATGTGACCGCCCATGATGTAGCGTTCGAGTTGATTGTCTTCGAGACCCGACAGCATCGCGCCGACGATCTTTGCGAAGTCTGGAACAGCGACATAGAGCCGACCGTCTGGCTTGAGTACGCGGTTCCATTCGACGAGCGCGGCTTCCGTTTGGAAGTACGAAATGTGTTCGAGTACATGAGACGCGCGGATCTCATCGACGCTCTCATCCGCGAGCGCGGAGAGGTCGCGACAGTCGCGACCGTCTTTGATGTCCCAAGACGACCAGCCATCTTCGAGCGCGCTACCTGCGCCGATGTCGATGCGAACGAGTTGTTCTTCCATGCTTTCTACTCTCCGTTGTTCGCGAGGATCTCGTCCGCGCGCGCGGATCCTAGCAGCCCGAACGAAACTAAGTACGCCATGCCGCTGACCGTCGCTGGGTCGTCGCTGATGATCTCTTGCGCGGCTTGCGCGAATGTGAGGAAGCGCAGCGTGGTCGCGTCGGTCTTCGCGGCTGCGAGAATGCCGTCAAGTTCGGCGGTCGTGAATCGATTCAGGAACTGGTACGCCGTCCAGCGCTGCGCGACAAACTCCCAACCCGTGTAGTACGCGCCGACGCGCGCATTCATGCCGTCGAGTACGCGCACGCAGTCCGCGACTGGGTCGCTCGACTCGATGAGTTCAACGACGATCGAAGATGCATCGAGTCGCGCGTAGATCATCGAGTCACCGCCATCTGAAAGTCTGCGTAGTCAACGATGATCGCGCGCGACAAAGTGCCTGCGTTCTTGACGATTTGAACAAGGAACCCAGTGACATCGACAACAGGATCGATCGGAAGATTTCCCGAGCCGCTTATTTCGCCGACATACGCGCCGTTGATGTAGAACTGCGCGAGCGTAGATGTCGCGTTGATGCAGCATTCAAGGCGATACCAAGTCGAGACCGCGACCGTCACGCCGCTATCGACGGACTCAGTAAGTCCAGTGCTTGAGCAGATGCTATAGAGTTGCCAATTTCCCCTGTTGATATTGTCGCGATAGCGGAACATTACCGCGCTTTGCCCGTTGATGTTGTTGAGCAGGTCGTTGAATCCTGCGATGACTGCGTAGCGGTTTGTCGCATCGCTCAACGCTGATGGTGTTTGCAAGATCGTCGTGAATGTGATCTCGCCATTTGCCATCACGACTTGATTCTGCAACTGCGAGCAGATTGCCGAGCGTCCCGTTGTGCTTGTCCCTGTTGCAGCCGTTGCGAATCCGTATCGATTGACGAAGGTTCCGACGCTTGTGAATACGACAGTGCCGCCGCTCAGTGCCGTCGTGAAATCGCCAGCCGCTTGCATCTCGCTGCGCACCAGGATTGATGTCGCTGGGTCGAGTCGGTCGCGTAGTGGAGGGTAGGTTGTAATCATGCTTCGCCGTCTCGCTTGCGGTTGCAGTTGCAGTGCGCGAGTTCGATTGCCTGCGCGTCGATCGCTGCGTTGAGAACTCGATTCTCTGCGAGCAGATGATCGAGCGTCTTCTTGATTGCGCTTCGCGAAAGTTCGCTTCGTAGTCTGTCGATTTCGTCGGCGGCTTGCTTCGTCATGCCGTGCGCCAGTTCGCGCGCGATTGCGTCGGCTGTCGTGTTCGCGCGCCAGTAGCGAATCGTGTACTCGATCATGCCTCCATCGACAGTCGCCGTGACAACCGCCATCTTGCGAAGCAGCGCGGTGATGTCATCGGCTTGATTTGCGATCATCGTATTTACCTTTTGCGCGCGCGAATCCTTCGCTCGCTTCAAAGTCTGCGAGTACCTGCGGATGCACGCGACGCGCTTTGGTTTCGGGAAGCGTGAAGCCAAGCAGCCTACCCGAGTCAATCCATCGCGCGATCAATCGTTGAGTCACGCCGAGCCGCTTCGCGCAGTCGCCAGTAGTGAGCCATACGACGGGCGCGAGTTTGCTCGCGTCTATCGCTGGCTCTACGCGAGGAATGCGCGAGCGCGCTAGCGTCATCATCCACCGTTGCCGATCGCTTCCATAAACGAAGGCGGCACGCAGTACCAACCTTCGGGAATCGTCACGGCGTTCTCGCTGAGTCGCCATTCACCATCGACCGATGCGTACACCGTTCCGCGCACTTGACCGATGCGAATCGGTGACGACTCATTTACTAGGATGGTTCTTGAGCAGCCAAAGCCGCAGGCGAGTACCAGCGCGGCGCAGATCATCAGGCTTGCTTGTCGCATCTTTCGCAACGCTCCCGCGCTCAATGCGCTTGTCGAGCCATGAGAAGAGAGCGAGCGCAATTTGAGCGACGATTCTTTCGAGCATTTCATTTAGCCTCCATCGTTGTTTTTCTCTTCGAGTTTGCGGCGAAGCCAAGTGATCTCTTCAGCCGCAAGATGTAGTTCGCGCTTGATGTCTGTCCAGAACGAGAACATCGGCGCATCGTGCAACAGGCGCAGACGCTCGACGCGCCCGAGCGTGTGTTCCATCTTCTCCATGTAGTGCTGGCTCACGCGAGACCAGCCATCGTCTCCATCGGGCGCGTTCATTTCGCGCCTGCGGCTTCGCTCGTCACGCCGTTGTCGCGAGCGAAGAAACCGATCCCGATCGCGGCGAGCGCAGCGAAGACTGCTTCAATGCTGAACACCGTCGCGGGATCATTGTCGAGTAGCGCCGACGCTTGAAGCGATAGGATCGAGAGACCGGCGAGAACACCGACGGTAGTTGTCTTCCATGATTTCATTGGTAGTCTTTCTTTTTGAGTTCTGCGAGACCGTGCTTCGCAAGGTCAATTGTGAGATGGCTCAACGCATCCGCGATCTTCTCGACAGTCACTTCGAGTCTACGAATCCTATCGGCTGATTGAGTGCGGTCGGCTTCGAGCAGCGTCTGAATATGTCGCAAGTCGGTGCGAAGACCGTACATCTGACCGAGCAGCCAGACGACCGCGCCGATACTAGGGAACAGCACGATACCGACGATCTTGAGGACATCTTCAATCGTCAACGGATTTCTCCAAAGCAGAGACTCTACGCGATAGGGCGCGCAGGTCGCTAAGCGCGACGAGTAGATAGAAATCGGTGTCTCCATTCTCGCGGAGCAGCACGACAGGGACATCTCCTGGTTTCGCTGCGTCAACAGCGGCTTGTTCGTAGAACCGCAAGCAGGAATGCGCGGCTCGCGACTTAACTTCAAAGTGAACGCCGTCGAGCGTCGTAGTTAAGTCGGCATCGCCAGCGCCGCCGCAGTACTGGACGCTGCGCCGCGCTTCAATGCTTAGCCAGTAGTTAAGCGCCTTCGCGGCTTCGCGTTCCATGCGCTTACCTTTTTGTTTGCTGAGTGATCCCATTCTAAGCACTCTATCGGCAAACGCCTACTTTTTATAGAGCCGATGGAATGTAAGTTCCCTATCTTGCGAAGCCCGAACATAGTTCGTTAAGACCGATATGGGATTCATGGAGCGGGAAGCCATGCCCGATGAACACGCGCGCGACGGTCTGCGCGTTGAGCGCGATGCGTACGCGGATCTTCGCCGCTTCGATGTCGTTGCGACCCAGCGCGATAGCCGTCGCGTGGATGCGTCCGCGCTTCTCATGCCGCGCGAAGCCGCGAACGATGTAAGTCTCGGGCGCGCTCATCTTCGCGCCACGCTGGCGACTCTGTCCGCGAGAGAGCAGATAGAGAGATAGAGCGTGAGACCCACGACGGTGAAGAGAAAGCACACTTCGCGCATGAAGATGAGCGCCGCGCTCTCGTCAGGTCGGTCGTCGTAATCGTCGTTCATTGTGTCGCCTCCTTGAAGCAATCCCACCCTCGCCGTGCGGCGTGTTCAACCCTCAGAGTCGAGAGGCGAACATTCGATCCCAGCAGAGACAGGTTTTCTGCCGTTCTCTCACACACTTCACGCCGCGCTTCGTCGCGCTCGCTAATCGCTTCGTCGCGCTCTTTAATGATGTTTTCGGTAACGGCTAATAGGTCACCTAAGCGGCGCATATAGTCATGAACATTCATGGTGTCGCCTGCTTGAAACAATCCCAGTTTCTTTCGTCGGCAAAATCGCGCATAAATAAATCGCGCCCACGATCAATACTCCAGTCGTCGGGGGTCGCGAATATATCCCAACCGCCCGTAGCCAACGCACCGCACGCTAGCCGCCGCGCAGCGTCGCGCTCTTTGGTGACCTGTTTGAGTTCACCCTCAAGCCGAGCGGCTTCCGTGTTTGCCGCAAAAATTGCGCTGATCATTTCATTGTGTGTCAATGGTTTGGTCATGGTCTCAATCTTCCATCGATGTTCTCCTTGGCGCGTGAGTTAATGCTCACGGCTGGGGATCCAACCATTTATTAAAGCACAATGCGCACTTCTTGCAAGCATCCCAACACTTCGTGAGGTTGTCCTCATTCGGGCAGTCATCACAGATGCGAACCGTCCTACCGCAATTGCAGGTGTGCTTGGTGACTTTGTCATTGGGGATATCCCCGTGGTCGTAAACCTTCATATCGTGCCCTCCTTTGTTGGTGGCGCTTGGCGCGAATAGCGCTCGTTCGCGCTCATCGCTCTTCCTTCCTCTCGATGCGCGGAAGCCCGAGCAGGTCGTCCGCTGCATCTTCCGCAGCGTGGAGCCGCGCGAACGATTCGCGCGTCGTCAACTCAAGATTGCAAAGTTCGCGATCCGCGAGTCGGTACGCCATCAGAACATCGCGATAGGTCGCGATGTTCGCGGCAAGACGCGCGCGCATTTCTTCCATTGAGTCAATCTGCATCAGACGACCTTCCCTTCTGCGTACTTCGTCGGCTGCGGAACATACTCAACGGGCGCAATCTTGCCGCAAGCCATGCATTTCAGTTGCGGGATGACCTGAGCGTGGAAATACGCATCGTCATACCCGTTGCGCTTCACTTTGTCGCCGCAATGCTCGCAAATAAACATCGCCGTAAAGTCGCGTCGGTGCTGGCTGATCATTGTCTCAATCCTCATCGTCTCTCGATTCTGCGGCTCATGCCGCGTTAAGTTGCCTGCCATACGCGAGCGTTCCGACCGCTGCGCGTCTTTCGTTTCGCCGTCGCGATCACCGCGCCAGAGTTCATCAAGCCATTGATGGCGGCGCTAGCCGATTGATGCGTGAGGTTAAGCGCGATCTCGACTTCATCGCAGGTTGATGGATTCTCGCGAATGTACGCGAGGATTCGCGCAGGCTGATCAGCGAGACGCTGCGCGTACGCTTCGTCCTGCGTTGCCCATCGCGTCTCCTGGTGCTGCGTTGACCTTGGAGGATCGACCGTCGCGAAGCGCGCGTTGGGCAACGCGTTCTTCGATATAGATTGTGGGCTTGGAAGATTTGCAGCGAAGAGCGGCGAGGCGCTCCAATCGGGTTTCGTCGCGTAGTTTTTGTCGCTCATGTAGCGCCCGAGCCTTCTCTATTAATGCAGATTTCTCTGCTTTGCGTTTGATGTCTGCTGCTCTGTTCTTTATTTTCAAGCGGTTCAATTCGTTCTCAGCACGATAAAACATCCCGCGCAGTTTTTGTAATTGCTTGTCGTGCGCTTGCACTAGGTCGCGCCATCCGTTCGGCTTGCTCCATGTTTCTGCGGTCAAGCCGTAGCGCGCGAGTAAGGCGTGCGCTTGACGCAGCAGGTCTTCAAGTTCCCTGTTTTTCTCTTGTGTTAACCGCAGGTTTTCGCGCGTTGAGCGCAGGTCGATGACATCGAACTTGCGCCGCTCGTTCTCAATCAACGGCGCAAAAGACCGCGCGAAGGCGGCTTCCTGTTCTAGTCGTGTTTTGTTGTCGCTCATTCGCTGCGCTCCTCTACGGTTTGCGCGACGGCTCGCGTGATGCGAACCGACTGATCGAAGCAGAACGCGACCTTGATTTTTGCATCGTTCGGAACGCGCTTGATGGTCACCGTTCCGATTTCCACGCCGCCGATGGCAAGCGTAATTTCGTCGTCTTCGCGCATATTGCGAAGTATGCATCCTCGTTTTTTCATATCGCCTCCATGCTGGCGCGACTCCCAGCGTCGGTCGGCGCGAAGCCGACCGACGCGCTGAGGAGACGAGCATCCGCATCCTGCGGGTTCAGCGGGTCGCAGTGTACTCGCACGCGATACGCGCACGCGCGGCGAATCCACATGAGCGCGCGCGCTTCGTCCAGCGTCTGCGGAACGGTTCGCTCGGCGAGCGACGCGAGACCGTCGCAGACGCGAGACGAGAGATGAGGTCGTCGGTCGGTTCCTGATGCTTTTGCGTGGTCAATCATTGTGTCGATCCTCCCAGTATCGGATGGCGTTCTCGTTCGGGTCGTTCTCAAAGTTACTCGGGCATGGGTCGCTGTGGCTAATCTCTCGACTGAGCCTAGGCAAATCAAAAACATCGTCGCACTTTGCGCACATATACGAACGACCGACGAACTCAACCTTGCATTGGCAGCAAGTCTTGAGCGGTCGTCGGTCAGTTCCTGATGCCTTCTCGTTATTCATTGCGCGCCCCTAGCCTGCGCTAGCGCGCGCTCGACCGCCGCCGTCGCAGCCGTCGCCGCTGCGCCTTCGGCGATGGCGCTCGCGAGCGTCGCGTCCTGTACGATGTCGTACGCCGCGCGATACGCGGCGATTTCAGCAGCCGCATAGGCTGCGTCATAGACCGCGTCGCGAGTCGCTTCCGCTAGCGGCTGCGCCTGCGCTAGCGCGCGCTCTCCTTCAGCGGTCAAGACGATCTCGCCGTCGTCGTTCAAGTCGCGCTGCGATGCCGCGAGAAGCAGCGTCGCGAGACGGTCGAGACTCGCTGCGGCTTCGCGCAACTCCTGAAGACCGCCGTAGCGACCGAGTTCTTCGCGCTCCTCAATCTGGCGATCGATCTCCTGCGCTGCGCCGATGGCTGCGCGCGCGGTCGTGATTGCGTCTGAGAGAGAGAGAGAGATTGAAACGGTCGGCTGGCTCATGGTGTCTCATTTCTGCGGCATCGTGCCGCGTCTGTGCTGATCATGCGGAGTGCATGGCGAGAGAGCGCAGGGTAGCGCTCGCTCACCGCGCATTCAAGCGATCACGCGCTCGCCCAGCAGTCCACATGATCGCCGCGCACTATCGCGGTAAATACTCCAGTGCCGCCATCATGGCGAGCCGCTTCAATGCTCGCCGCGAGGTCGGCGCGCGTTGCGCGTCGCAACTCCACGCCGTCGATGTAGCGATAGAGCGTCGGTCGAGCAGACTGCTCATCGCTGTACGCTTCCGCGCGCAGTTCCATCCACGCGATGGTCGCTGCGTTCGTCGCCGTGATCCCTCGCGGGAGTTTGCCGCGCAGCAGTTGCGTCGCCATTCGGCGCGCGCTGGCGCGTCCGTGATTAAGCGCGGCAATCGCGTGGATTCCGTTGCAGGTCGTGCCATTCACGGAGTAGTGATACGACGCGAGATCAGTGAGTACCAGCGCCTGTCCCTTGATGGTGATCAATCCGATTTCGCGTGCGTCGATTCGTGCGGCTTGCGTCTTGCAGTTTGGTGATTTTTTCGGCTGGCTCATGTTCGTCTCGTTTCTGCGGCATCGTGCCGCGTCTGTGCTGATCATGCGGAGTGCATGGCGAGGGAGCGCATCGCTGCGCTCCCTCACCGCGCGCTCACGCGTTAAATAATTGGTCGCCAGCGTGCGCTTTATCGTACGCACGATCAAGCGCACGCTGAAGCGTGAGACCGAGATCTTGCGCGAGGTCAAGGTCGATGTGCTTGAGCGAAGATTGATCGCGACGAAGTTCAATCGAGATGATTCGATTGAGTTCAATGATTTGCTTGAGCGCGTTCCGCAGAGCGACGCGGTCTGCAAGGCTGGTTGTTGCGGCTGGTGTGGTGGTATTTGATGCGGTCATTCGTGGTCTCGATTTCTGCGGCATCGTGCCGCGTTAATTCTTGTCTCGCGGAGAGCGTCTCTGCGATGGATGTAGTATCGACTATCCGCGCCAAGATGCAACAGCATATATCGAGATTCCGTAAGATTGTCCGTATTCCTGATACTATCGGGCTCTCTATTGATCCTGCTTGCGCTTCGGAGGCGCGGAAACCCTCGACGAGTACCAAACGGAAGCCGAACACTCGATCCCTGCAAGGTCTGTTCGGTTCCTGTTCGTGCAAAGATCGCTCACCGCGATCAAGTAGGCGCGGCTCCATTCGTCGCGCGAGTCTGGGGCGCGCTCCCAGCCGACGCGATAGAGCGCCGCGAGGATCTCCGACACCAACTGCGGCTCGGCTGCGTCGATCTCCGCGCGTCGCGCCGCCCAGTCTGCGGCGACGGTTGCCGCCTCGACATCGAGCGCGACCGCGCGATCGTTCGACGACGCGACGCGACGCGCGCTCTGTTCGCGGTCGTCGTTCTCCGTCGTCAATTTGCCGTAGATTTCAAAGTATTTCGCGGGAATAAATCGACCGCGCAGACCGCCGTACTGGAGCGCGTATTGATCGAGCGCGTTCATGCAGACACTCAAACGCAAGCCAGCGATGCGCGACTTCGCGAGCGCGAAAATATCTTCGTCCATTTCGCCGCGAAAGAGTTTGCGCACGCGCGCGACAAACTCAGCAAGTTCGGGCGCGTTCATGGCTTCGCCTTCGGTGGATGTTCGCGCGCGAGCCGCTGAATCATTTCGACATAGGACGCAATGCGTTCGGCTTCATCGATCGCCGCTTGCGCGAATGCTTTGCGCTCGCGCTCTTGCGACTCATCCCATCGCGCCTGTCTTTCGGCGGCTTGCCTGAGCCATTCCGCGCTCGGCGGCGCTGGCGGCACTTCGTCGAACTCGTCGGGCGAGCGTTGGCACGATGTATCAAACGCGTGCGAGAGTGCGTAGGTGAGATCGTTCGCGCTGCGTAGCACATCGGTACGCTCGCGCATTCTGTTTTCGGTTTCGTCTTGCATAGGTGTCTCCATGCGCAGCGTCATGCCGCGCGCGGAAATCCTAGCAGATCACGCGCACAGTTGCATTAGCATCGGAATCGATCGATACGCCGTCAATCGGATCGTGGAGTTGCGTGTGGATTGAAGTTCGACCCGTTGTCCCCTGCGTTTCGGAGACCTTCAAGTAGCGCTTTTTGCCGAGCATTGAAACCTCGAAGACGACCTTCGCGCTGGTCGTCACATTCGTCGCGGTGCTGGGAGTCCAGTCGGTTCCCGTCACGCAATTTGGAATCGCGACCCAAGTTGAGTTGTCGTCGGAATGCTCGATTTTTGTAGCGGTTGTCGCCGCGCTGTTGTTTGAGGAGCAAACAGAAATCGAAGCAAAACGAAAGCCTTGCGTGTCAATCGATGCAGTGCAACTGACGGCGCTCGCTTCAGCGAAAGCGAAACCGACATTTTGATGTGAGCGCATATTTGATCCTTGCAAAAGAAGAGAGAGAGAACGACTAGCAGACTGCTAGAGAATGATCGGCAATTCGAGCAGCCACATCTAGTCGCTCTCTCTCTCTTCTCTCTCGCTGGTTCGCGCGGTCGATCTATCTCCGCTCATCGATCACGCATCGCAGCGCGGTTCACGCGAGCGATCGCAACGCAGAGGAGAGAGAGAGATGTATCTAGCGCACCAGACGATCGGATCGAGAACGATAGGCAAACGCGATAAGGGGGGTTCTAGGGGGGAAATAGGTATTCTGTCAAGCGATTTTTCCTATGAAATCTCAAGATAGCGTAAATGGATATGCACTTGAGCGATGCATACTTATGCAGTATGCAGAAAGTTTATGCAGAAAGATGGCGTATCAGCGCAAAAACGAAACAGCCGCGCGGTTTTGCCGCGCGGCTGATCGACTCGCGAAACTAACTTCGGCTTGCGGCTTGACCGCGCCAACAAAGGATCATCCCGACGCTGAGCGCGCATAGGTCGAAGCGTAGCGCAGGAGTTACGCACTCCCACCGCAGACGCGCAGCGCGAACGCGACGCGCCGAAATCCCAAGCGTCACGGCGAGCGCGTCAGGGAGCGGCGAGAGATGCCCAGCGCGAAGGTCGTAGCAGAGACCGACGCGCAGGAGCCGACGAACACCGGGAGGAGTTCGGTCGTCCGTCGCGAGAATCTTCGCGCACTGCAAGATCTCGCTCACTTCGTACGGGCGAAATACCGTCGGGTCTTCGTCCTCTATTCCGATCTGAGATCGGATAGAAGCCACGCCGACTGGGTCGAGTATGTCACGCATACGCGCCTTCCTCTCTCACGCCGACGATGATCAGTTTCGCGCCGCGACGCTCGCAGACACAATTAGAAATCAAACCAAACGCTTGGTTCGCTTCAATGCCTGCGGCAATCGCCTCGTCGATGATCGCGAGCGGCGCGTACCCGTCTTGATCGACGCGCCAGACGCGCCGCCCTTGCGCGTTTGTCACGACGCTGATCTTCGCAGCGCCATCGATGGCGATGACTTCGACATTCTCGCGCAGAGATTCCCGAGGGTCAATTGCAGCCGAAGGCGCTGGCGTTGCGACGGGAGCCGTGTTGAACTGGTCGCGCGCCGTCATCTGATCCACATAGACCGTTAGCGCGTTCGGTGCGTCGACTCGTTGCGCGAGTTGCTCGGCTCGAATTGCCGCGCAATCATCCGACGCGGCAAGCGCTTCGACTGGCTTCGATCGCTTGCGCGGCGCAGGCGCAACCGCCGGCGCAGGAACAGGCGCAACCGCCGGCGCAGGAACAGGCGGCAACACCGCGACCGACTCGGACGCGGCTTGCGCCATTTCCTCGCCCGTGTAGAGTCCGCTGAGTTCCGCAGGAAACGCCTTGCGCAACGCAAGCGCCTCCGCACATTTCGCGAGCATGAGCGACGGCATCTTCGCCCACAATCCCGACGGGAAGCCGTCTTTCCTGGTCTGCTGATACTCGCGCATGAGAGCGAGACCGTAGCACGCTTCGCGGAAGTTGCGCCGATGCACACCGACGCGCGCCGCAACTGGCGGCGCAACCGCGAGCCAGACATCGAGCCAAACGCCATCGGCTCCGCACCATTGCGGCGAAGTCTGTCCCTCGTAGTCTCCGCTTCGCTGCGCGATCAAGCGAAACCCGTCAATGCTGACCTGAGTCTGCATCACTTCGCGGCTCTCTCGCGAGTCCCAGCGCTTCACTGCGAATATCTGGCGCGCAAACGGGTCGAGTCCTGTGCGATCACAAACCGCAGCGAATAGCGCGAGTTCGTCGCGCGTCGCGCCTTTGCAAAGCGTCTGCGCGATGAGGTCTATCTTCTCCTGCGTCAATTTGATGATGGCGAGTTCACTCATTAGAATCGCCTCCGATCGCGCGGACGAGCGCAACGATGGCGAACGGTGACGCAACTACGGCGAGTTGCACAATCTGAGATACGATATCCAATGTCATGGTGTCTCCAATTTCTGCGCGGCATCATGCCGCGCGGTGACACTCTATCGGATCGATCGCAATGGATGCAATAGCAAAAACCGAGAAAGTTCCTAAAGCGCAGAATCGACGAGTGCGAAAGCATCTCCACGCGTGCATCCTCGCGCTGCGGCTGCGCAATCTCGGCGCAGGCTTCGAGCCGCGCCCAGCGTCACGCACGATCTCTCTCATCTATCCGACTTGGGAACTGCTCGACGCGCTCACGCTGGCGCTCGATCTCTGCGAGGAAGAAAGCCTTCGCGTGTTAGTTTCGCAGGCGCGCACTGTCACGCTTAAGAACTTAGTTACGCAATCAGACCATCTGAAATCGTCTCTGAGCCAACATAGTTAGCAGGCAAACTAAGTCCCTTGTGGTACATACCAAAGAGCCTATCGAACGCGGCTGCAATTAAGCCTTCGTTGTTGTTCGTGAAGTTATATCGCGCGTTGTCGTCGGCGTACCAGTCGGCGCTACCAGCAACAATCGCAAGCGAAGCGCCGCCTGAAGCGATCGGCATCATCTCCGCAATGACGATTTCGTCAATATAGAAAGCAGCAACTGCGACCGCGACCGTCGTTTCAATCACGATATAAGTGTCCTGCGGAATGACGCGCGGAGACCTAATCATTGCCGAGTAAAGTTGATACGAAGTTGTCGCCGCCGCGATACTTAGTTCGTTCTTAAAGAGCGCGCTGTCGAGGATCGTACCTGCTGAATCTTGGATCGAGACGACAACGGTTCCCGTCGCGCCTGCGTCCTTCATGCCTGCGAACGAGATCACATAGGGACGATCAGGCGTGAGCCGACCGAGTGTTCCCGTCGAGACTCCCATCTGCTGGCGAATGCGGAACACGGAACCCGTGACATTTAGTTTGAGCGCCTTAGTTCCGCGAAAGATGTTCGTCGTCTCGGTCGTGAACTCAGTACCAGCCGCGCCGCTCACGACGGTGAAAAGATCAGGCAAGTGGGAGGTCTGGTCTTCAAGATCGGTGTTCGAGCAAATGTTCTGCGCGCGGTTGCCATTGTCAACAGATGCAGAAATTGAACTCATACGCATGAGCGTTCCGCTACCCGCGGGGAATCGATAGTCAAGTTCCGAGTACGACGGCTGTCCGCGAATCTCAAACACTTCCGCGCCGCGCGCGACGCTGTAGTTCTGCGCGTCTTGCACGCAGCGCGCCTCTACCATTTCGGTTCGGATGTTTGGGAAATCCGCAGTAGAGCCGAGCAGGATGTTTGGCGCGTCGAACGAATACAAAAACTTCCCGTTGCCGTTGTTCGAGCCGCCGACAGAGAGAGCAGACTTCGTGATCGTCGTTCCGTCAATGGTCTCAGTGTCTGCGTCCATCTCGCGAATCAGCCAGACGAGCGCGTCGGTCAACGCCTTCCGCGCCATCGCGTTCGTCGTTGAAGTCTGCGCAACCGCGAAGCACATTTCAACTAGCGTCTTCTCGGCGGCGGCGCGAACATCGTTGAGAACGCCGCCAGTCTCCGAGATGCGACCTTCGATGTTTCCGCTTAGACCATCGATCATCCACGAATCAGCCGACGAGTATTCGCCTTGCACATTCGCGAGCAAGGTTTTCAAGTTAGTTTGGTGCGTGCGCACCGCGTCCATCATGTAGATGAGCGCGCCAAGTCGAGTGAAGAGTCCGTTCGCGCCGTCGTAGGTAAGTGCCATAGTTAAGCCTTTCCATCTCTATCGGAGAACGGCACGGCTGCGTTGAGCGCGGCGCGACGCTGGGCGCAGCCGCCACAGCCGACCTTCCGCGCAACGGCATCGATGCCCGTCGCAACTGCAACCGAATGCACGACATCGCCGAGACCGCGCGACGAGCCGCGATACTCCGCGCACGATGCGCAGCGCGCTGCGTCGGTTGTGCCTGCTACGACAGGATGAACGCAGGAATCAGGCGAAGCAAGGTATCGGCATTGCATCATGGTGGAAGAATAATCGGCGTAACGAGGTATGTGGTTTCTACGGTGTCAAACTGAACCCATGTACAAAGGTTTCCATAGAAACTGTAAGGCGGTTGCGTGAGGTCTGGGTATTCAAAAATGCAGGCGCTTACAATTCCGAACGGATTTGTTTCAGTAATGGTGTTTGCATCAGTGCAATAGTAAATATAATCCTCAAAGCCATTTCCGCTTACTTGAGAGAATGCATTGTTTAGAGAGAAGTCGGCGAACGGCGCAGCGGTTGTACTTGAAACTCCCAGCACATCAAAATCCATTGGATTGATACTCCACGGCGTTTGAGATTGCCCGTTGCACGGGTCGCTATATGTTTCGATTCCAACAAGCGGAACGAGCGTCGCCTTGTTCCAATCAAGAATGCTTCGATCAAGCGCGCCAAGCGATCCTGAGCAAAACATAATGAGATCGACACTTCCCGAAGCGGTTCGGATTATTGTTGCAAACGCTTCACGATTGCAGCATCCTCCGTTGGGTGGACAACCAATCATCCCGCAGTATGGAGGTTCGGTGTATTCGGTTCCTGCTGGTCGATTTACTGTGCGCTCTTCTTGTCGCACTGTCATCGTCGCAGTGCCTGTCATTTGAAGTTGATTGACCGTTCGTACAAGACCGCCTACCAGTAAAACCGAAAAAGAAGAAACGATAATTGAATCGCCGCCTGAGTAAGTCAGTCGAACTGTAGACACATAGGAAACTTCGACTGACGCTGAGAGCGGCGCGTATCGAATCCAATCAACGCAGACACCGGGAGCAACAATGCAACAGCAACCCGTAGATGCCGCGTCTACGCTCACTCCTCGATCCCATGCACGGCAACGGCAACGACCGACGCGGTTGAAGCGTAGATCGTCAGGCGATCGCCGCTGTTGAGATAGCGCTTCGAGTCATCGACGGTCGTTGAAGCAGCACGAAGCGCAATGTCGTAGTAGAGCGCGTTCGTTGCGCCTGCGGTTTCATTTGGGCTGGTGTGGAACACGCGCAGAGAAACGGTTCCCGTGTGTGTGTTGCACATCGTAATCGACTCAACGGTTGCGCTCTTTCCGTGTGGGCATTCGTAGATGATTGTGTTCGCGACCTTCGCTAGCGCAGCCGCGAGACGACGCGTCGGACGAGCAGATCGGTTTAGTGTGTTGATGTTGTTGGGTAGCGCGCTCATGTTTACGGGCACTCAAATATGTAGCCATTAGGAACTGAAAAGTAGTTTTTGTTGTTGACGCTCATGCACGCGACGACCGTATCGACCTTGATCGCAACGCGAGTAGAAAGAACACCAGGAGGAGGATTTGTTCCAACTCCGATTTGTCCTCCATCCGTGGGATTCTCGCAGCCGTTGTATGCCGTGACAACACTTCCACCGCTCCAACTATTGGTTCCCGTGTTAAACTCCGCGTTCGATGCGACCGTATACGACCACATTCGAGCGGCGAAAATCACAGTCGAGCCAGTAACGCGACCCATGAAAACATTTGCCGCGGCCGCCGTAGCAGCGCCGCCGCACTCGCGAAAGTAAAGCGAACCATCAATCGCGTTGTGTCCAAGCACTGCTACAACAGAACCAACCGACGATGCCGAGCCGACAATTGGTGTTGCGTATTGTCCACCGACTTGCCCGTTCGTGCTTTTAACTCCACCGCTCACCGCCACAAATGCTCCAGCGGCAACAGATGAAAGCGATACCTCTTCGAAGGAAGAAACAGCAGTTGCGCCAGTACCCGAGACTGTAAGGATTCGCGCGAGGAACACCGTACCGATGCGATACGGATTGCCTGCAATCGATTGCATCGCTTCGGGCTTCTCGATGCGGTCGAACGCCTCATTGAGATGCGACCACTCAAGCGAACCCATGCGACCAGAGTTGAAGCGTGGAAGCGGCATTGTTAATCGGCGAGGATGAAGTACTGAAGGTTGACGGCTGCGGTGTTTGCGCGAGCCGACGGCGCGTTAGTTCCGAGCCGACAAATCGCGCACTCGCCTGCTTTGAGTTTAAGAAACGCAACGAAGGTTCCCGTACCCGTGCCGATCTCGACATAGTTTGTCGCGTCGGTATTGCGGAAGTACGCGTATCCGCTCGTCGTCACATCGGTCACGCCGAGAAGTTCGCCAGCGGTTCCGATTGCTTGCACTCCGCCAGCAGCGTTCGTACCTGTCATCGTCACACTCTGCGTTCCCGGGTTCTCAGTGTGAACCAAGTAGGTTTTCGCAACGCTCAACTTGAGATTCAATGTGATTTCATTTGCCATCAGAAGTTCTCGCTCAGTGTGTTGAAGTCGTAGAAGGAAGGGAACGGCTGGATGTATTCGACATTCGACGCGCGGTGAACTTGCTGCGCGTCGGGCGCTGTCTCGACCTTTCCGAGTTGATTGCGTCGCGCGCTTTGCAGCATATGGAACACTTCATCTTGCCTGAACTTGTGCGTGATGCTGAACTTCTCAAGACCGACGCGCGATGCACTCGCGCCCGTGTACAACACTTCGCCTTTGACCGCGCCTTGAAACGGCGTGAGATTCCGCTTGCCGCGAGCCGCGCGGATACCTTGACTTCGAGCAGGAAACGACGCAGCCGAAACGGTTTCTTTGATTGTGATGTCCGACATACGAACAAGAATCGAAAGCGGCTCTCCTGCTTTGTCGATCTTCTGACCGCCAACATCTCCACCAGAAGTAACAGGGATACCAGCGCTATGTGAACTCGATGAAGTTCCCGTGCGCCATATGTCGCGGAACTCGATTGCGTAGTCAATCGTGATCTCGGTGTATCCCTCTTCTTGTGGAAGGAACTCGTTCGGCTCGCTGTTCTCGTAGTTCACCGTGAACTCCCAAGTGTTGCGCGAGCCTGCAAGATGCGCGATTGAATACGACACCGCGTACACGACCTTCTCTTCAGGAAACTTGTCGCCGATCGCGGGAAGCGTCACGCCCATTTGATCGCGAATGATCGACGGCGTTTCAATCGGCGTGACATCGTCCCACACCGTGAACAATCGCGACGCGGTTTTCTTGCCGCCCGAATCCGAGAAACCGCGAGTCTCTTGTTTTTCGTAGAACTGAAATGCCATTAGTTGAATCCCATTCCAACGAAGGCTTTACTCGTCGCCTCAGTTGCGTTTGCGATGCGCTGGTCAACGCTCTTTTTCTCGCTGTCTGGGTACGCGTCGAACTTGAACGAGCCGAGCGCAGTCGCGCCGTTGCCAATCGTGGCGGCGTTGAGCGCTTCTGCGGCGCTCGCAGCCGCAGCGTCTGCCGCAGCCGCGTCTTCCATGAAAGCCTTCTGCGCGTCTGCCTGCGCGTTGGCTTTGTCGTTGGCAAAGTTCAACTCTTCTTCGAGCAAGTCGCGCGCGGTCGCTACGCGCTTCTCCTCGGCGGCTTGCGCTTTCGCTTGCTTCTCGACTTCGTCGTCGATCTTCTTTGCCTGAAGCAGACTCTCTTTATCATTCTCGGCTTGATACTTTGAGTTCAACTCAATACCCATGAGATCGACGCGCTTGCGATGGTTGCCCTCGATCAATTTGCGCTCGGCTTCGGTTGACGCTTCCGCAAGTTCGAGATCGGTCTTCGTGCGAAGTTCCTTCTCTTTCTCTGCGTTCTCTATCGTCATCGCGAGCCGCTCGTTACCTTGCGCGCGCGCGGCTGCAATGGCAAGTTGCGCATCGAGCGCAGCAGACTGAACGCCGCCAGTTGCGAGCGTCTCGCGCGTCTTTGTATCTTCAGCAAGTTGCGCAAGCATTGCAGGCATTCGCGACTTGAGCGCCGTCATCTTCTCTTCGACCGCCTTTTCCATTTCGTCCGCGTCTGAGATTGCGTCGCCGATTGCGTTTCCGATCGCGCCGCCCAAGCGATACGCCGTGCCAATGACGGGTAACGAGTTCGCGAGACCTTCAAGACCGCCGACGAAACCCTTCTCGCCGCCGATGTTGATTGCTTCCGTGAGTGACTCCGCAATTGCAATCGGCGAAAGGATCTTCATACCCTTCGACGCGATTTGCGAAGTCGAGTCTTGCATCCAGTTGTTGAACTTGCCGCGAAATCCCTTTGCCGCGTTCTCGCCTTCGGATTTTGCGTTGTTGACAACTTCCGCGAGTTGCTTCTTGAAGCCTGCGATCTCTGCTTGGATTTGAACTTCGAGCGTTGCTGCAATCATTGCGACTGATCCTCGACATAGCGACGCATCCAACCGCTGTCGCGCTCGCTGTCCTTCTCATCGGCTGAACTCCCGTTCACGGCGAGTCTCAAGTGCGCTTCAAACTCCGCGACCGTAAGGTCAAGTGGGTTCCCCAGACCCGACGCAACTCGCGCGATCAAGTGCGCTTCATTGATCCAATTGCGGATCACTCGCGGCTTCATCCAGCCGCGAGTTTTCCCGCGTCATTCTCGTCACTCTGCGCGGCGTTCTCGTCGAACTCCACGCCCATGCAGCGACAAGCCACACGCCCCAACTCAACGCTCGATACGCGCGATGCGAGCGTCTCGGCGGCTTCCATGCCTACCGACTTTGCGACGATCTCCAGCGCCATTGACGGCTTGAAGATCGACATGAAGAACGAACCCAGACCTTCAGCGTCGGCGGTCGCTTCGGCGACGAACTTCGCGCGCTCATTCCTGGTGAGTTCGAGACCGTCGCAGTCTCTCGCAGCCTTTGTCCGACATCGCTCAATGTGTAGGTTGTGAAGCGCGATGCGCTCGCGGACTGTGAGCGGTCGTAGTTCGACTTCAACGCCGCCGATGATTGAGAGAAAAGAAGCAGAGAGATTCATCCGAGATTAAGCCTTCCGACAAGACTGAGGAACGGATCGTCGTGCGCAAGCGTTTGCAACTTTGCCGACGACGAGACGCGACGAACTGAAGCGTCGGCGACATTGTCTGGATGGATCTTGTCCACATTCAGCGCGATGCGCAGCGCGTCCATGTCGCTCATGCTCGACGGACTTACGCGACGATTGAAGACGCGCCCGTCTCGAAGTGCAAGCGTGACGATCCAGTCGTCATCTGACGGCGCGAAGATTTGAACGACGGAATTAATCGTACTCAAGAGATCAGGTCAACCATGTAAGCACAGGCGCAGTGCCGCCGCCGTTGGCAAAGTTTGCGGTGACGGAAGCATCGCCGCCCTTGTCGCTTGAGAACGCAAACGAATCAAAGACTACGCCTGCAACAATCATTGCGCCGCTTGTTGCAGCCGCGCTGGTTCCATACAGTCCGAGCGTAAGTACTACGCTTTCCGAAAAGTTTGTTCCCGTGCCGTAGTTCGTCTTTATGCCGTAGAAAAGATCGGTCGTTACGGTCGAAGTCGTTGTGCCGACGATCATCATGCCGCTCAGTGATCCCGTGAGATCGAGAAACCCAAGGCGCTTGCGCCGCCCAGCGTCACCGAACGCAGTCACATCGAATGACTGTCGGAAGAGTGAAGCCGCGTAGGATTTCACTTTGATTTGATCGGTTCCCGCAACGGAAACGAAGCCATCGGAACCAAGAACATATGTCGTCGCAGCCATTGTGGAAACCCTTTCAGAGTTTGAAGCCTACAGCCTTGTATCGGTCGGACATTGTCCATCCATCATCAACGAAGGTCGGAGTACCTGCGCTCGTGCGGATGAAAGTCACGCGGTCGTATCCCGTCGCAGTCAGCACCGTCGCAAGCGCGGTCTCTAGCGCAGTGCTGAATCCGTGAAGCGTGTATCCGTTCGTGGAGTCTGTAAAGAAGTCGAACACGAACGCGACTTCGACGCGCTCCGAAGTGCCGAAGATCGGCAAGATTGCGACGCTCTCCGCGCGATAGACCATGAGCGGAAGCGCAAGGTCTGCGGCTCCCTGGTCAAGTGCGATGCGACTACCAAGCGATGTCGCAAGACCCGAAGCAAGGAGACGAATCTTGAGCGCGTCGAGAATTGCTTTGCTCATTTGGGTTTGCCTAAGTACTTCGCAATCGCAGTCGCAAAGATGTTTTTGACTTCTGGTTTGAAGATCTTCAACGCAGGCAAAATATACGGGCGCGGTCGAATGCGACGAGTCCCGTACTCCATGAACGGCGCGTAGAAAAGATTTGATCCGTACTGCAAGACGGTTCGCGTCGGACTTGCGCGAACTACTTTCGCGTATCCCATTTTAGTTACGCCGACCGTTCGACCAACTGAAGACGACATCCACGACGAGCGCAGGTCGCCAGTGTTTGCGGCTGGCGGTCGGTTCGGCGAAGACGCTTGATGGTATCCCCTCGCGCGTAAGTTCCGCCCCTTCTTCTTAGCCTTAGCAACGCGATAGATTCGACCCGTTCCCTTTTTGGACAGACCTTCGCGAATGACTCTTGAAAGTTGCGCTTGGCAAATGTTGAGCGCCTCAACAATGCCTTCGTTGATTTTGTTGTTGACGAACTCTTCGTCGAAGTTAAACTTTGCGAGACCGCTCATTCTGCGCCCAGTCCTAGTGTGATTGTCGGCGACACTTGCACCGCGTCTACCACCGTTAAGTTCAAGTGACGCGCAAAGCCAGCGCCTCGCCCGATCTCTGCTGGATTAGTGCGACCGACGACGCGCCAACGGTCAGTGATTCCACCAGCAACGCCGACTTCGTAGAGTTCGTCGTCGATCTCGATGTCGTCGATGTTGCCTGAAATGTAAATCGTCGCAGCCGTGCGCGAGTTCATGCGACCCTCGAACACATCTTGTGACTGTCCGTTTGGCTGGATGAAACACTTACCGAGTTCCGTCACGCGGTCGTATGTGCGAACCGCGCCAGCGTCGGCGGCGACGCTCATTGTCGGCTTCCATAGGTAGAGCGATACGCCGAACTGCTCAATGATGCGCTCAATGCTCAACGCACTCTCCGATACTGCTTGAGCATCTCTTTCTCTTCTGCGTCGATCTCCATCGATGTCTTTGTCGAGTACGAATACCCGCCGAGACTCTCGCTCGTCACGCCTGAATCTTTCAGACGCGAGTTAAACATCCGCGCAGCGATGTTGATCGCGCATTGCTCTACATCGTATGGAGTCGTCGCATAGCCAGCGGTGTAGTCAACGAACACCGAGCGATACTGGCGCAGCGTCGAGCCGTAGACGATGCCCGTTTCGGTGTCGAGTTGGTAGTCGTAGAGCGACTGCGTCGGCGCGTCAATCAGCACCGATGAGTATGTGAGATCGCGACCCGAAATGTGCTGCATTCGGATCGATGGAATGTCGAGCAGCGCTGAGCCGCTGAATCCTGCGGTTGCGCTAATCTGAGTCGCCCGCAGCGTCGCCGTCGGGTAGGGCGTGAACGACAGTTGCGTCGCGAACG